TGGGAGACTAAGTCTCCCCCGGAATACACCCGGGGAGCCCGAAAAGGAAGTATCTTCCTCTTACTTTTCCCCGGGGAGTGATTGAGGTCATTCCTCCTTCTCAAGCTCACACGTTAGGTCCCCGTGTCACGGGTCGGGCGGGACCTTGTCCTCAACATGAAAATAAAAGACACCAGCAAATGAAAAGGGCTTTTACCCTTAATCAATTGGATGGTGGACTCTCATTTCCAGAAGAAGACTTCCTTGAAAGCGGATGCTGCCCAGTACTTTTGCATTATCCAAAAGTCCATAAATACACAAGGACTTAAGGAGACGCTTAAGTGGATAAAAGCCGTAAGGCTTTCATTCACAAGGTACTTGGCAGGCTGTCCCCTAGAGCGTCTCGAGGGTGTGTCCCTGAATAAACACGGACTTCCGGAAAAGTTTTACTTTCTCCACAAGTACGCGCTTAGAGGGACTCACCTTGAGAAGAGGTTCCTGCTGACTTTACTTACAGCCAGTAGGGCCCTCACACTGGACCCCGAAGGGGACCTTGAGCCAATTATTTCACCTTGGAAAGGTACACTCCCTGAAGATATAGGGAGGTTTTCCAAAAGTGGAAGAAAGTCTCTAGGTCTCCGTAAGATACAGTGGTTCTGGAAACAGCCGCATCCGTCGGCAAAGAGTGGACCCAACGGGCACGCAATCCTCACCTCATCATTCGACGCAGACCAACTTTGGTTAGAAAAGGAGTCCTTAGGTAATGATTTACTAAGGTCCTTAGAAACCATAGGGGGTCCTAGTCTTACGATGAGAATAAGAATGCTCGCCAGTACTGTCGGGGATCATTCCTTCAGTCACTATTTTAAGAAAGCGTTTAAATTAAAAGAGACTAAACACTGTCTCCGGCGCTTAACTTATATAAGTGATAAAGAGGGGAAGACCCGGACAATCGCAATCTTTGATTACTGGTCTCAGTCTGTCCTTAAACCCTTGCACAACTCGCTTATGCGGTTGTTACACAGGATTCCGGAGGACTGTACCTTTAATCAAGGATCTTGACTATCCAAGATCCCAGACAATCTCGACGGCGCCTATAGCTTTGACCTAACAAACGCTACAGACCGGTTTCCTATGGAACTTCAGGAAACTGTTCTATGTTGATTGGTAGGTGAGGCTAAGGCACACGCGTGACGTGACATCATGACTGGGTACGAGTTTTCGACTCCCGATGGCCCTGCCAGATATAATGCTGGACAGCCCATGGGAGCCTACAGCTCATGACCCATGATGGCACTATGTCACCACTTTGTAGTCCACTGAGCCGCATGGAGGGCGCATAAGCGCCCCCGGGGGCTCTATGTCCTACTTGGCGACGACATAGTACTATTCGATCATGATGTTGCTAGGGAGTACCAAAGACTAATGTCCGAGTTGGATGTGCCCATTTCTTCAATGAAGACCCACGTGTCGAAAGACACAATGGAATTCGCGAAGAGGTGGTGACACAGAGGGGAAGAGATTACCCCTTATCCAATATCTGCTGTTAAAGAAACTTACAACAGATACTACTTGCTACATGAAACATTGCAAGTAGCAGAGACACGAGGTTTTAGGTACCCCAACGCGGAAGCTAGATGAGATAGTTTGACCTCACTTTATGAGATGTACTTTCCACCCAAAAGATCTAAGCGGTTAGTACGCCTCACAAAGGTCCTCGACTCCCTGAAGTGTTACCTCCAGGGCTCTCACACATCGGAGATAGTGTTAAACACTATCGATGATGGGTGAGGCACACCTGTAGAGAAACGCAGTTGAGACCGAGGGATGAAATTTTCCCTTGGCCTTCCCGGTATCCCACAGGAGGTCGTGACAGAGGGGGCTGAGAGAATTAAGAAAGAGCTGAAGGCTATGCTAGAATCTCTTGAGAAGAAAACAGTCGACAACCCTGGTGTGAGCCTTATATTCAAAACGGCCCACCCACTCTGGTGACTCACAGAGCATATAGACAAGCTCCGTAAGGAACTGGAGTCCAAGGTTGCTGACCGGATATTCTCCGGAGATATAATGAAAATATACGATTGGGTCAAGGAATGACCCATGATATCTTTTCATCTAGCTCAACCTAGAGCTCAAACTAAAATACTCTCAACCCAATCTCGGATGGTCAAGGCAGTACTGGCCCTTAGCAAGAAACCAGTCGGTCTTGATCCAGGTGAAGAGCCCGCATGAATGAAATTACTGCGGGCGGCGAATGAAACATCGCCTAATCCAAATATTATCTTCAACCCTGATCCTGACTTTCTGGTCGTTTGCAAGGAGCCTATAAAACTCTGACGACCCGAGGAAGAACCTTCCTAGGACATGGAAGGACACCTCCCCCACTCAGCGAATTCTTTCTCGAAAGAAAGCGGTTCAAAGGTAGTGGGTCGGACCCCACCCGGTCTCTGAACACAGATCGGCGCATGGTCGGACCCATGCCGGCGAACTGCAGGCTTGCTGAGTGTGTATTCCGGGCCCCCCGCCCGTTCTCACAACTTCCTTGCAACGCATCCGCAGGATCGATTCAACCGTCACTCCCCTTCGGGAACTTCCCTCGGGATCATCGTGCCCGGCCAAGCCCTCCTACGAATGGCTTGCCTTCCGGTCCGTCCG